AGAATTTAAATGAGCCAAATGACATACAAATTTATAGTTGCTTCTCAAAAAGCTAATTTTCAAGATACTATTCTATACAAGTCAATGTGTAATCATTGCATTGACTTTTCAAGAGTCATATTTTTCGGTAATAACAAGAGGTCTCTTAATGAGTGTTATAACGAAGGTATAACTGAATGCATTAAAAATGGTATTGATATAGCCGTTTTTGTGCATGACGACGTCATTATTAACTGTGATGATGTGGTTTTTCGTATTCAAAAGTATGCTTCTATGTTCGATGTAACTGGTCTTGCCGGCAACACTACATTAAACATTAAAGAACCGGTGTTGTGGCATTTACTTTCAACCAGAGAAAAGTTAAGAGGATGTGTTGCTCATGGTGATGAAAACAAATACATGTACACTTCGTACGGTTATATACCTGATAGGGTATTAATGATTGATGGAGTGTTTATGATCGTGAATTTAAAGAAATTACCAGCACATGTACGTTTTGATGAACAGATACCATCACGTTTCCATTTTTATGACTTAATTTTTTCAATGGAATGCAGTCTAAACAAGGTAACTATCGGTGTAGGAGATGTACCTATCATACATGCATCACCCGGTTTACGTGAAATGCATAATGAATGGCAACAAGGCCAAGCTTATTTCTTACAAAAGTACAAGAATTACATTGGTAAAACGTTGACTGTTTAATGGAAGTAACATATAATTGTTAATATGGAATTAAAACTCAATTTGGATGAGTTCGAAAACGTTTTGATATACAAGTCCTTGACGGATGAGAAGTATCTAACCAATGTTATTGACTTTATCAAGCCAGAATACTTTAAAGATAAGAATATTAAGGCTATTTTTAATATTATTAAGAGTTTTTATATTAAGCGTAATGTTGTACCTACAGTTACCGAACTAAAAACATTTATTAATTCAGATGATGTTAAAGAAACATTTAAAATCGTTCTTAGAAACATTTCTAACATCGATAAAAACCTAAATGAAGATGAATTAATTGAAAATACTGAAAGGTACATCAAAGAAAGAGCTATTTACAATACGATGCTTGAAGTAGCTGAAGATGTATCTTCAGGAAAAATTGATACAGGGTTTATTCTTGATAAATTTGAAAAGAGCTGTAATGTAAATCTTAAAACAGATATCGGTCTGGACCTGTTTAATAACTTTGAAGCTGTTATACAAGATTTAAACACTGATCAACCTACCATTTCTAGCCGTTGGAAGTGGTTAGATGAGAAGATTGATGGTGGTTTCATGCAAAATGGTAGAGCTCTGTACGTGTTTGCAGGTGAAACTAACGTTGGTAAGAGTATTTTTCTCGGTAATATTGCGTCTAATATAGCTAGTCAGGGTAAGACCGTGTTGATTATAACGTTAGAGATGAGTGAATTGGTGTACGCAAAGAGACTTTCATCTAATATCACTAAGATTCCAATGAGAAGTCTTCGAGACGAGTCAGTTACACTCAAGCAACAGATCGAAGAGATAAGCAAAAACACGCCAGAATGTAGAATTCTTATTAAAGAGTTCCCGCCTAGCACGGTTACATGTCATCAGCTACAGTCTTTTATTAAGAGCATTACAACAAAAGGTGTAAAGTTTGATGCAATTGTTGTAGATTATGTTAATCTTATTAAAAGTACCGTTGGTAACAATAGTTACGAGCGTGTTAAGTATGCTACCGAACATTTGCGAGCACTTACCTATACGTTTAGCTGCCCTATTATTACTGCTACCCAGTTAAACAGATCAGGCTACAATGTAAATAACCCAGGACTTGATACAATCGGTGAAAGTATGGGGCTTGCAGCTACTGCTGACGTAATTATCGGTATTTACCAAGACGAAGAAGATAAAGAATTAGGTATTGTTAAGATGAATATGATGAAAAACCGTTTCGGAGCTAAATTTGGCACGACTTCTATGCGGATGGACTACGCTACATTGACGGTTTCAGAGGATGACTCATTATCGAACCAGGGCGATCAGACAAGTATTACCAATACGTTAGCGATGCTAAGCAATAAAAGTTGATATAGTTGAAGGCCTCATAAATATGTAAGAGGCTTGATGAGTTTAGATAAAACAGGTAACAGATCTCCATATTTGCTTATTCAGGATGAAGAATTGGTACATTCTTTTTATTGTTTTTGCACGTTTTGCTATCTTTACTATGGTAAAAAGATAAATTTTGCCACTATCTTTACTAAAATCTTGCAAGACGATAAATTAAAACGTCTTTACAAGCTAACTATATCAGAGCCTAGTGATTTTGAAGCTTTTAAAAAGTTTATCCTATTCGAACCATCAATTACCAAGAGTAAATACATTACTAAAATTATTAATAAGGTAAAAGTTTAGGAACTTTGATATAATTGCAGTGTGACTTCAGCAGAACAATACATTTACAACTGCTATCTTGAGACTTCACGTAAACTAAACAATAAGCCTTTCAAATATCGTAAAAATTTTGATAACTTTGAAGAAAAAGAAGAATATGTATTGGTGAATAAGCTTTCTCGCTTTTTTTCTAAGTATCCGAACATTAATATTAAGGATTTTTTTGAAGCACCATATTTTGTTTACAATGAAAGCTTTTTCGATCTGAAATTTTTTACTACGCAAAAAGCTATTAAAAGTTATACTGCTTATCAAAACAAGTTTCTACCAGAAAACCCAGACCACGAACAGTCAATTCAAAAAATAAAAGATAGTTTTGAGTTTATTTATAATTTTTGCAAGCTCAATAATATTTCTTTTGATCAATACATCAATTGTGTTGAAAGTAATAGCAAGTGGCATTCTTTCTTTATTCACCTAAAAAATAGAAATATTTGTCTTTACCCTCTTTTTATTTTTCCAAACTTTGATAAAATACTTAGAGAGTATGACAAAGAAATTAAAGAATTTGTTTTTGGCGACACTTTTCAAAACATCAATTTTTATCGGACAAAGTATTATAGCAGTTCAAAAGCTAAAAGACTGTGCTCGATAATTTACGAAAACCTAAATCTAAAGTTGAATTCTAAAACCTAAAACCTATAATAACCAAATTTTATGACAAACATGATTAATAGTTCGTTGTTCCAGAGCATCAAGGGTGCTCTTGCTCAGGATAAGAATACTACCGGTCTTTCTGAAATTATGAAGACCGAAGTTGGCAATACATACACTGTACGTCTACTGCCCTTTACTAAGGACCCGAAAAAGACATTTTTTCACTTTTTTACGCATGGATGGCAGAGCTTTGCAAGCGGTCAATATGTTGCTGCGTTGAGTCCGCAAACGTTCGGTGAGCGCGATCCAATCGCTGAAGAGCGCTATCGTATCCTTCGTACCGGTACTGAAGCTGAAAAGCAGAAGGCAAAGGCTATCGGTCGTAGCGAGAAGTGGCTGGTAAATGTTTACGTTATTAACGATCCGACCAATCCAGACAACAACGGTAAGGTCAAGATTCTTCGTTACGGTAAGCAGCTTCAGAAGATTATTACTGATGCAATTGAAGGTGAAGAGGCAGAAGATTTTGGTCCGCGTATTTTTGATCTCAGTCCGAATGGTGTAAATCTAAAGATTAAGGTTGAGAAGCAAGGTGATTATCCGAGCTATGTTTCATCTAAGTTCTCAATGCCAAGTGCGTTGCCTGATATCGATGAAGCTAAGGCAAAGAAGATCTATGATAACGTTCATGATCTTGAGAAGGTATTTGCTATTAAGAGTCAAGATGAGCTGAAAGCAATGCTTGACGAGCATTTCCATTGCAAGAACGTGAAAGATGTTGTGGAGGAAGCTGAAGAAGAGGCTCCCGCTCCAGTAAAAGCCCCGGTAAAGGTAGCTACAAAACCTGCTCCGGCTAAGCAGAATGCATCTGTATCAAGCGATGACGACATCAAGTCTTTGCTTGATGAACTTGATGCTAACAATTCATAATGGAACCTAACCATAAAGAACTATTAATCGGTCTATTAGGTTCTACTTATGGAGAGATAAAGAGACTGGACGACTCTATCGTGGGGTCGTCCAGTACCCTTACTCGTAGAAGTGATACCGTTAAACAAGATTTAACTAATCTTGTAAAAGGTATTGCGCAGAAACCAGACGTGCAAATTTTGCAAATGGTTCAACCTCCGCAAGCTATACCTACGAACCCTCCAATTGCTCCACAGGTACCTCAAGCACCTATGGTAGCTCCACAGGCTCTTCCTGGAGCTGTAAATTTGCCTTATAACGAACCCGTTGTTAATGCTGTTGATGATAGTCAGCTTGAACTCGAGCTTTACAAAAAAGCTAAATACGACGATGTGATTGCAGAGATTGATCGTTTAGATAGAAAGCTGAACCGTATTGAAGAAAAAGTTGACCAAATTATTAAAAATTTGGAAATACCCAAAAAAAAAGCTCGTGGTTTAAACGATTCTTGAATCTATAATTAGAGATGAAATTAAAATTGGCCAGTAAGAAGGAGTTTATCGGTAATGTTTTGGGTCCTATCTCAAATCTAAACGATAAAACTATTCTAAAGATAGAAAAGGATAAAATTAGTAGCATAACTGCATCGAACGACGCTACTTTGATTCTTTATTCTGAAACTCCTACTGAAGCCGATGCGGATAAGAGCATAAACATCCCAGACATTAAAAAGTTTGTAAGAGTTCTTGACTGCGTAGATAGTGAAACTATTGATTTGGATATCTCTAATAATAACATCAAGTATGCAGGAGATAATTTTAAGTTTACCTTCCATCTTTTAGAGGATGGTATTATTAAACTGCCTTCTATCAACATTAAGAAGGTAAATGAGTTAAAGTTCGACACGACATTTAAGGTAACTGAGTCAAAACTATCGTCTCTATTTAAAGGATCGTCCTTTACTACAGAAACTAATAAACTTTACATATATTTTGAAAATAATAAAATATATGGGGAATTAGGTGATAAGACTAGAGCAAATTCAGATAACTTTCAATGCGTTTTAGCAGACGTATATGAAGGATCAGCTCTTAGTAAAACTATACCAGTTAATTTTGATACATTTAGATTGATTAGTTTCGGTAAATGTGCTGAAGTTGAGTTTTCTATTAATTTAAGCCTTGGAGTTATAAAGATTGTTATCGTAAAAGATAAAACAAGACTAACATACATTGTATCAGCTTTAATTAATTGATTTTATACACCTTTCGTTTCAATATGTTTATGGACAGACCCATTAGATTTACAGCTAAAGAAAAGAAGATATCGAATAAAATTAAAACCGCTGGTTATTTCATTAAAAGACTTAAAGATAGCGGGTTTGTTGTATTCAAAATTTTTAATGCATATAGCAACATAGATCCTAGACGCTGGACAGTGTTAGTAGACCCTGGTGTCGCTTCTGTCTACATTACTTGTTATTCAAACAAGAATGAAATTAATGAAGTCTTATTTGAAATTGATGATGGTGGCAATCTTTTTTCAAAAGGTACTTATTTTAAAACTGAAAGCATTGAAACTTTAATCACTCTGCTCATCAATAAAGGAGTTAACAACGATGCAAAGAAAAACCCGTTCAGTAGTCTTAAATAACTACATGGCAGATAACGATGACAGTAAGACGCCACCAAGCAAAAAACCAAAAAAGCCAGCGAATAATAGCGATTTAGACCCTGTTATTGCCAAAGTTATAAAAGATGCATTAATGATACAATTAGTTAATGCGAATGAAAATAGAAAACGAGCTGCTAATGAAATTGATGCTATGGTGTCAACTTGTCAAGAGTTCATGAAGAGTTTTATAATTTTGGGTTACGATATGACAGGTCAACCTATCCAACCCATTGTTTTTGCACACAATCAACAAGAAGCAGATGCGCTCGGGTCATATATGAGCAAATTTATACATCATAATATTAAAGAAATAGATCCATCTGCAGAATGAACAAAACTAAATTAATAGCTGTAACAAAACCATTAAACAATTTTTTAACGCCAGAAGAGTTAATTGTTTACATTGCCAGGGTTAGCAATCCAGCTAACCAAATGAACACAGAAACAGGTCACAAGCTCATAAAGTATCTTATTACTCATAAGCACTGGAGCCCTTTTGAACATGTTTCATGTACTTATGAAATTAAAACTACTAGAGCTATTGCAGCTCAAATTTTACGCCACCGTTCATTTACTTTCCAGGAGTTTAGTCAAAGATACGCTGAAGCAACTCAGTTAGAGACACCGGAATGGAGATTGCAAGGTAAGACAAATAGACAGGTCGGTGATGAGCCTGTAAGTCTTTCACCTGACTTACAAGAAATAGTTGATGTTGCTCAAAAAACATCAATGGCTGCTTATAACGCACTGATTGAGAAGGGTATTGCTAAGGAGTGTGCTAGAATGATACTTCCTCTCAATACACAAACAACAATTTACATGTCTGGCACTCTTCGCAGTTGGATTCATTACTTAGATCTGCGTTGTGCTGAAGGTACTCAAAAAGAACATCGTGAAATAGCACTTGAGATAAAGAACTCTCTTAAAGATATGTTTCCAGAGACGTTCAAAGCGTTAGATTTACAGGTATCCCATTAAGTTTCTATGTTATCAAAGGTAAATTTTGACGTTATTAACAAATTAGTTAAACGTAATAACAAGTTTATACCTAAAGCTAGAAAGGTATATGCAGTCGGTACTGGGATTTATGTAGGTGAGATGTTAGTATATTGTAAGAAAGATAGTGCTAACTACTATTTTCTGTCTATACCGAAAAATATCAATAGAACAGTGCCGATTGATAAGTTTGAACTTGCTTTGGAGCATAAAATTGCTGAGTTTGTAACAGACCTACCACGTAAAGTTTATAACATATGCTATAAACAGTTTGAATATAACGAGAGAAACATTAAATAATGGTATGTTCTTAGAACCTAAAAAGATTAGATCACCTTTTACAGGAGAATCAGTTTTTCCTCGTATTACTACGCATACAACCGATGGTAAGACATATGAACAGGTTAGTTATAATGACCCCGTAACAGGTAACCTAATTAAAAAAGGTATTGTAAGCATTAAAGATGCTAAGACAGGCGAGTTATTACAAGATTACAAGACGGGTAATATCAGTTCTACAAGAAACGTCAGCTACAGAACTTGATTTAAAAGGAAACATCACATAATATGGTGTGATTCCTGTCCCAGAACAATATGTAGTTCAAAAGTTTTACGAGTGCGTAAGCTTTCCTTCATATAATAAGTTCAATAACGTTTATAATGGCAGTTGTCCTTTCTGTAAAGAAGGAAAAAGTTACGGTAAAAAGACGAGATTTTTTTATATACCTAAAAAAGAGCTAGCTTACTGCCATAATTGCGGGTATAGTAAGAAAGCATTTAATTTTATACTAGATGTAACTGGTAAACCGTTCAATGAAGTAATATCAGATATTAAAAAGGGAAATTTCGACCATGTTCCCGTTGAATCTAAGAAACCTGAAGTAAAACCTGTAACCAAGTCATTACCTGAAGATTGCATTAATCTAAACGATAAAAACCAGTTAGAGTTCCACAAAGACAATGTCGTCGTGCAGAAATGTATGGAATTTGTTCAGTCGAGAAGATTGAACACCGCTGTTAACAAACCTATAGCGTTTTATCTTTCGTTAACTGACGTAGTTCACAAAAACAGATTAGTCTTACCATTTTATGATGCAGATGGAGATATAATTTTTTATCAGACCCGTACCTTACTACAAGCAGATACTTTTAAAAAGCCAAAATATCTTAGTAAGGTAGGTGCAGAAAAAAGTCTGTATGGTATTCATAACTTAGATTTATTTCACGACTTTGTTTATATCTTTGAAGGACCGATAGACTCTTATTTTGTAAAGAATGGATTAGCTGTTTGCGGTATTCAAGAGGATAGTAACCGTAATTTCAACGAATTGCAGCTTAAACAAC